GATTAAAGCTCAAGGAGAAAGATTATTCTGTTTGAATGGTTGTACTTCAGATGAGCCAGTAACCTTTGAAAGAAATAAGCATACCAATGGCTTTAATATAGAGCATAGTGCTGACCAAATTAAGAGAGCACTTGAGGTATTCTTTACTGACAGAGAAAAGTGGGATGCTTGGAGACAGACTAAGGTTAATACTGATAATGTAGAGGAACTATTTAAAGGTAGCTTAGCTAAAGTACTTAATAAGACTAAAGTTAAACGACCTTATAATATAACTCAATTAGAAAACCTAATGGGTAGATATGAGGGCGAGACCAGAGTCTTAGGTCAAACTAAATGGGCTGTGTATAATGCAGCGACTAACTGGGCTACTCATACTGGTGTAGAGGAGAATCCTCATAGGGCAGAAGTAAGAAGGGAAGCTCAACTACAGAAAATGCTTGGCTCAGCTAAGTGGAAGGAACTATGTTAGGTTATATTAAGTCCTTGATAACTAAGAAAAAATCTGGGGAGATGAAAAACACCCTTAAGGAGATAGGGAAAGATTTTCTGGGAAGACCTAGACTTTCTTTTCGCTGTCGTAAATGTAAAAAATATTGCGTGGCTGGACTGCTAGACTATAAGGAGGATATAGCTAATATATGTCCAGTCTGTTGCAATGGAAAGGATTAAAATGAAATTAGTTTTTGATATAGAAACTGATGGTCTAGATGCTACTAAGATATGGTGCTTGGTAGCTATAGATCCTGAGACTAATAAGGTATATAAGTATACTGATGAGGTAGATACCTTACCTTCAATAGAAGCAGGTATTAGCTTATTAAAGAGTGCTGATGCTCTTATTGGTCATAATATTATTGGATATGATATACCAGTAATTCTAAAATTATTAGGTGAAGATCTATTCGATAAGAAACTATATGATACATGGGTCATGAGTCAAGTATTAAGTTGGAAACGAAAACATAAACATGGACTAGGAGGTTGGGGTTCTCACCTCAACTATCCTAAGTTTGAGTTTGATGATTGGTCTAACTATAGTGATGAGATGATGGACTACTGTGTAAGAGATGTTAAGCTCAATGTTGCAGTGTGGAAAGCACTTCATCTAGAATATGAACAACAATCAACTACTAAATCTATGATTGCCTTAGGTCTTAGAGCAGAACACGATACTGCTATATTCGAAGCACGAGTAAGGACTAAGGGTTGGTTGTTTGATTGTGAGAAAGCTCATAAGCTACACGAGACTATGGCAGATGAACTCAATGCTATCGAAGATAGGATACACCCTAATCTACCTGAGATGACTATATGGGTAGACAAAGCACCTAAGAAAGCTAAGTATACTAAGAAAGGTGAATTCACTGCAGTAACTAAACGACTATTGTTTGAATGCTTTGGGTATACACCTGATGTTAAAGACTGGGATGCTGATAAAGAGTTCCAGCGAAGTTATACAACCCAAGTTACTCTTAAGAATATGGAAGAAGTTAAGGAGTGGCTATATACTATTGGTTGGAAACCTGATGATTGGAACTACAAGAAAGTCGGATATGAGTTTCATAGGACAAGCCCAAAGCTTACTACAACTAGCTTAGAATTGTTAGGTGATGTAGGTAAAGACATTGATAGGTACTATACAACTAGGTCTAGGAAGTCTATACTAGAGGGCTGGATAGAAGCACTCAAAGATGGTAGACTTCATGGTAAGATGTGGACCATTGGAACACCAACCTTCAGAGCAAGACACGAAATAATTACTAACTTACCTAGTGTTGAAGCAACATGGGGTAAAGAGATGCGTTCCTTGTTTATATGTGAGGAAGGCTATAAGATAGTAGGAGCTGACTCAGCTGGTAATCAGATGAGAGCTTTATGTCATTACATTGGTGATGACGACTTTACTAAGGAGGTTACAAGTGGAGATATTCATAGTTATAATGCTTCTATTCTGGGAAGTAGTCGTGGTGATGCTAAGAGATGGCTCTATGCGTATCTCTTTGGTGGAGGTGGTAAGAAACTGGGTACGATACTTACAGGTAGACCTGATGCTAAAGTGGGTATGGAATCTAAAGATAAATATCAATCAGCTATTCCAGGACTGGCTAAAGTTAAAGCCAAACTGGATACCATATTCAATAAGACGCAGAATGGTTATGGAAATGCTTTTATTCCTGCCTTGGATGGTCGCAGGGTTTACGTTAATAGTGCTCATCAATCACTAAATTATTTACTGCAATCAGCCGAAGCAATAACCTGTAAAGCAGCGATAGGGTATGCTATGAAGATGATAAAGCTAGAGAAACTAGATGCTTATCCAGTCATATTCTATCACGATGAGATGGCGTGGGTAGCACATAATTCTCACGCTGAAAGAGTAAGACAAATATGTATAGAAGCCTTCAGAGAAGCACCAAAAGATTATGGAGTCCAGTGTATGGATGGTGATGGTGTAATCGGAGACTGCTATGCAGATGTACATTAGGAAAGGATAAGTACATGGGAGCATTTAAAAGATTATTAATGGAAAGAGAAGAAAAGTTTTGGGAAGAAGCTGAGGAACTTATGGGTGAATCAGAATCCCTTGCTGAATTCTTACATAAAGTAAAGCAACCAATCATTGAGTACATGGATCATTGGGATGACGATGAACTTGAAGCTCAATTAATAGATGGCTGGGAAGAATACTGGTCTAAATACTATGAAAGGAATAGCTAATGATAGCAGTAGTAGATGCCGATAGCTGTATATATCAAGCAGCATGGCAAAGAGAAACTATTGACGATGCAGTTGAGAACTATAAATACCTTATAGAAAAGAACTGGATTGGTCCTGTATGGGCTGATGAGTCGATAGTTTATTGTGGGGGTAAGAATAACTTTAGATATAATCTTTGCCCTGAATACAAGGCTAATCGTAAAGAACCACACACAGATGCTAAACTATTTAAACCATTGATGTTAGAATTAGTCAAAAGAGAAATGGCTATACCATCACATGGCATGGAAGCAGATGATATGGTACGAATAAAGTCTGTAGAATTAACTAAAGAAGGTACTGAACATACAGTTGTTCATATCGATAAGGACTTGGATTGTATTGTAGGTAATCATTACAATCCTCGTAGACAAGAGTTCTATGATGTAGATGAAGACCAAGCTGATTTTCACTATTGGAAACAAATACTTAAGGGAGATCCAACGGATAACCTTCCAGGACTTCCTCGTGTTGGTGATAAGATAGCTGATAAGATGCTTAGTGGTGTTCCACTTGGTAGACGTAAGCATAGAGTATTAGCTGCATACAGAGCTAAGTTTGGTATCGTAGAATGGAAGAATAAACTCATGGAAACTGCTAATGGAATCCATATCCTCAGACATAAGGATGATTTCTTTAGTATAGAAAGGAATTCAAATGACTAGTAATGTAACTGACCATCAGAGATATACAGATGTAGCCATCACTGATGTGTCTAAAGTAGATAAGAAAGGGTGGGTAGGAATATCTACCCTTGAGCATGGTGAAATAAGATGTAAGTCTAACTTAAGAACTAAGTTAGGGTTAAAGAAAGAATGGTTTGGGCATCTAACTGTATGGGTTAACCCTAGTAATGATACTGTGTGTGTAGCCTTTGACCAGAAAGCTTATATGGCAGATGGAGATAATGCAAAACCTAATGGTCAATGGGAAGTAAACTTTCATAATAATCCTTATGAAGCAGAAGGCTTTGTCTATATGATTATTGAAAAGAGTACTGGTAAACGATATATAGGTAAAAAGTCTTATTGGAATTACAGTAAAGGTAAGAGAGTAAGACAATCTAATTGGAAGACTTATGCTTCTAGTAGCTCACAAATAGCTGAAAGAGTAGCTGATAATAGAGATGACTATCAGTTTGTAATGTTACATGAAGCACCAGATAAATCAGCATTAAACTATTTAGAGATATGGTATCAAATAGATTATAGTGTTCTCACTAGAGTAGACGATGATGGTGAAAAGATTTTCTATAATAAGACTATCGGTAGTGAGAAGTGGATGTTAACTAAAGAATTTATAGGAGTATTCAATGAAACTCAATCCGAGGAATCCGTTGCACAGGTACAATATACCTCATAAGCAAGTGATTCCTAGCAAGAAATATGAGCCTAGTATAGATGACTACGATGAGATATTTTATACAGAGAAAGGTGATAGAATAAATAAATCAACTAAAGCTCGTAATAAAAGAAAGGTAAATAAGTATGCTAAAGAGGAAAGATTATACAGCAAGTAAAGAGGTTATGAAGACAAGTTGTAGTGAATGTGGTAGCTCAGATGGTAATGCCATCTATGATGATGGACATTCATACTGCTTTGTATGTAATCATTATGAAAAAGAAATAGGAAAGGAAGAAGATATGCCATTAGATACAGGTGTAACGACTCTAGAGTGGTATGAGCAAACTCTAGGTGATATAAGAGGGTGTGAAGAAAGAGAAATTACTAAGACTATATCAGAAGCTTATGGGGTCAAAGTTACTTATGACCAAGATAGAAATATAGAGTCTTATAATTACCCTTACTTCGATAAGGATGATAACTTGGTAGCTTATAAGGTAAGAAAGTTACCTAAAGAATTTAGAACTGTAGGAGAATTTAAAGATGTTAGGTGTTTTGGTAGTCAGGTGTTTGGAGCAGGTGGCAAGAGGCTCGTCATCACAGAAGGGGAGTTCGATGCGATGTCAGTCGCACAAGCATCGTGGGATCACTATAGGAAGATTTATCCAGCAATTAGTATTGCTTCGTCAACGAATCTCAAGAGCTTACTCACGGATCGTACATGGATTAGGTCGTTCCAAGAAGTAATACTGTTCTTTGACAACGATGAAGCTGGAAAGAAAGCTATTAGAGAAGCAGCGAATATTATTGGTATAGATAAAGTAAAGATTGCCAGTACTAATGCTAAAGATGCTTGTGAATTATACTCAACTAAAGGGTCTAAAGGAGTTATGGAAGCTCTGTGGGATGCACAGCCCTATAGTCCAGCAGGTATTATTGTAGGTCATGATGCTGTATGGCAACAGTATTTAGATAGACATAATACAGAGAGTATAGAGTATCCTAATTGCCTTAAAGGTGTTAATGAGAAGACTAGAGGTATGAGGTTCGGAGAAATAACCTTGTTCACTAGTGGTACTGGTTCAGGAAAATCTACTGTTATCAAGGAGATAGTGTTAGACTTACTAGATAAGTCTGAAGATAAAGTAGGTATGATATCACTAGAGGAATCTATCGGTGATACTGCAGAAAAGTTTATTCAGATGCATTTGAAAACTAATCTACAGAATAATGATATTCCTTTAGATGTTCAAGAAGAAGCTTCAAAGAAAGTATTTGGTACTGATAAGTTAGTCTTATTAGACCATCAAGGCTCTGTTGGTGATGAATCACTGATAGATAAGATAGAGTATATGGCTCTGATGGGTTGTAAGTATCTTATACTAGACCATATAACTATAGCAGTATCAGAAGGTGCTGAAGGTTATACAGGTAATGAAGCCATAGATAAGGTCATGTCTGATTTACTTAAGATAACTAAGAAGCATAATATCTGGTTAGGTATTGTAAGTCATTTGAGGAAAGGACTAGTAGGCAGTAAGAACTTTGAAGAAGGTAAGATGCCTAGTCTAGATGATATCAAAGGCTCAGGTTCTATTAAGCAAATATCATTTGATATAATAGGATTTAGTAGGAATATGACTTCAGATGATGAGGAAGAAAGAAACCTTATTAACTTTATAGTACTCAAGTCTAGGTTTACAGGTAGAACTGGACCAGCAGGCTCAGTAAGGTATAGCCCAGATACGACTAGACTTACTCAATCAGATGGTATAGATTTTGAGGTGATAGGATGATTAGATATGCATGGAATAAATCTAAACCTGTTACAGAAGACGTAAATAAAATCCTAGCTCAATTATTAAAGAATAATATTAGAATAAAGAAATGGGATTACGATCAAAGATTTATTTATATGTGGGAGGAAGATAATGTCCAAGAAGATAAGAAGACAACTGATAAAGATACAGAATAATGCTTCAAAGGGTGGAGGTCGAATACCACCACTCCACGAAGCCCTAATGATTTATGAAAGGAATCGGGGTAATGAAAGAGAGAAAGA